TCGTCTTCAACCCGAAAGGTTGCCATGCAGGAGGCGGGTAGGTCCTGCAGGCTCCACCACTTGTAATCGGGGCTGTAGACCAGTTGGCGATTGGCCGCTTCTGAGGTCGGGAAGGTCAGGTAGATCCTGTCTTCCCAGGTTTCCATCGTGCAGTTTTTGATCGCGCTGGAGGCCAGCACCCCGCCTTTGTAGAAGAGACTCGTGTCTCCTGTCCAGATTGGCTCGACCAGGTTGGAGATCAGCTCTGGCTCTGCACCCGTGGTCCGATAGATCCCGCCCCTCGCCATGAAATAGATGCCCGAAGGATGGATGCAGACAGCCCTGGAAGAGGCCAGCCCTACACCGGTTTCAATCGTCTGGAAGACGAATTCCGGTTTGTTTTCGGAGTCGCGAGCCTGATCGGTGATTACGAAGAACTTCGATTCCTTGAAGACGAAGACGAATTCCCGCCAAGTTACGACGGCTTGGACTTTCTCCCCATCGCCTGGCGTGAACTGGATGTAGGCGGTGCTTTCGAAGGACTCCGGGTTGCCTTCTTCTGAGAAGTAGACATGGCTCGGAGACGATTCAGCTCCACCTGGACCGCCCGTTGTAGCCGAGAACGCGCCACAGACCAATCGGTTCCAGGCGGGTAGGACGCAGGTCGAGGCTGCCTTGACGCCGGTTTTAGCTCCAGCTCCGTCAACCGTGATCGTTGGGTTCGTCCAGTTCGCGCCATCCCACTTGCGCAGGCTATCAGTGCCGTTGCCGGCGTAGACCGCCTCTTCGTTGGGTTTGCCGAACCTCGTGAAGTCCCAAGGACCCCCCGAGAGGCCCGTGGCGCTCGCTACGACGCTCCCCGCGGTCGAGATTGTCTCCAGCCTCGATCCGCAGCCCGCAACGAGTTGGCGGGTCCCAGAGGCCGTGTAGTACGGGGAGAGCGCTTCCACGCGGTTGGTCAGCGCCGACCCGGTCAGATTGTTGTAGCCGGGTCTCGATTCGATAGCTCCGCGCTGAGAGAAGAGCACGTTGAGGAGATCGCAGGCCTCATCGGCTTTGACGGCGTCGACCTTGTCGACCAAGTTAATCCCAGCACCGAATCCTTCAAACGGAAGGGATTGATAAGCTTTAGTGGTCGAAGGCATCTTAGAGGTAATCGAAGGGACTTCCAACCCTCACCAATGACTGCGGCCTTTGCCAATCCCGCTGTAGCTGATCGGCAATCAACGCCTGCGCGCGAGTCGCTACGTCTTCTTGCAATTCCCGCGCTACTTGGAATTCGTCGTTGTCGCGCAGCGCGTAGGTCCGGGCTTCATCCACAATGAGGTAGTGCCACTCGTCAGGAAGCAGCGGTTCTTCGGCAAGCGCAAGTTTCGGAGCCTTCTTGACGTAGCGAGCTGAGACTTTTTCGGTCGTGCTCGTAGGAAGGACTCGCAGGGTCCGGTTGTCGAGGTACCACCAAAGCGGTTCTCCCGTTTCTTCCAGGTTGGGGAAGCGTTCAACCAGCCACTGACGGGTACGCCCATAGATCGGCCGTTCAGACGTGACGTTCACGACCGAGAGGACGTAGGCCAGGTCTTTGATTTCTAGAGGCGCCGTGCCTTCTTTCGAAGCTTCCAGCCACGGCCACTGGTAGCGAGCGCTGAGAGTCTGATAAGAGCGCTGCACCCAGTCTTCCAGGCGTCCTTCAGCCACGTAGTCATGACCGAGCGCTTTCAACTCCGCGACCATTTCGCTGAAGGTCATCGTGGTGTTTTCTGTGGCATCGTCGGCATAACCATTTAACCTCTAGCTTCTTTGAGTAGTCGTCATGATGCCCGTCCAACTTTTCCTTCAAAGTTCATCGCTTCGCGATGCCGTCCCCACGACGCTTGGAGGCCGAGGTTTTCGTGAAGCCCTCCGGGCCGCGCAAGCGCTTCGCCGCACGCATCGCCAGTTCCGCTTCGTCCATCCGCTGTTCCTTCTCGGTCTGTCGCGCCCTGGCCTTGGCTTCTGCGATATGGCGCTGGATCCGCTTCCGGTCCTGTCTGACCCGGTCGTTCCACATGTCATTCGCCGCAAGCATCTCCAGCATCCAGGCCCCAGGCTCACGGTACTGGCCCTGCGGTCCCTGGAGGACGATGTAGGCGTCGACCGAGCCCGGGACCTTTTTCCTGATCGCCCAGTAACCGGCGCGCAGGTCCATGTCGTCGGCGTTTTCCCTGCCAAGGACGAGGGAGAGCCCAGGATCGATCCGCTTCAGCTCTCGGTTCCAATAGGCCGCAGCCTGAATCTGAGCATCTACCTGAGACTCGATCTCAGCGTTGATCCGTTCTGCTTCTACGGACTCGGGGACTAGAAGATTCATCAGATTCCGTAAGCGACCACTTGGACAATTACTTTTTCCACATTTTTGGTCGAAGCTATCTGTTTCTGTGTTTTATAGTTAAAGAGTTCGAGTAGTTCTTTGGAGATATTATATTTCGCCCAACCGACTTCGACGGCTTCCGATTCAGAACCGTTGAGAACCGCGCAGTGCGCCCAAGAAACGCTCTTGAGACCAAGTTCCGCCGGGGTTAGTGGCTCCCCGCCTTCGAGGTAAGAGCTGTCTAGCGTGACTTCGGCAACTACCTGTCTACGACTGCCAGGGATACGAGGCCCGTCGATTATTTTCGTTGATACGGCCACGTTTGGCCCATCCTTTCAGAAGATTTGAAGGGCACCCCAGCGTTAGCCAGGGTGCCCAGATGCTTAGCTTGAGAGTTCGGTCAAGCGACCTATACTATTCCGTCTATTCGTAGCAAACTCGAGGTAGCCCTCGATTGCGCCTACCACGTAGGTCGAGTTGAGCTTGTACATCAGGAGGCCCTTGCCCCCGTATCGCTCCGTAGCCCAGTAGGGGGCACTGTCGCGCAGGATGAACACGTGATTGCGAACCGCCATGTAGAAATCTTTATCCGGGCAGTCCTGATGCCCCTGGACTTTCAGGTCTCCAACCATGATCGTCTCGCCGTCGCCTGTGTTCTGTTTGTTGGTATCGGGCCAGCGAATCTGCGTAAACGATTCGTTTTCCAAAGCAGCGATTTGGACCAAAGAGGTAAAGGCCCAGTCGGGGGTTTCGCCCCTCTGGCGCAGCCGGCGCCGTAGTTTGATCACCTTCTGGCGCGTGATCGGGGTCGATTTGACTTCTTCTACGATGCCCTTCCAAGTCCCCGTGGTTTCCGGTTTCAGGCCGCCCAGCGTCGTGGTTTCAGACGCCAGATTGCCCCAGCCGTTGTTCTCATAGCTGGTTTCCCCGGAACGGGAATTGGCAAGGGAGACGTAGTCGGTTTCCGCCGTTTTGATTTTGGTTGCGATTTCCAGCGTCGGTTTGGATTCCGATTCGCTGATCGCCAGGATCGGTTTATCGGCGGCCTTCAGTCCCTCTTCTGTTTTGGAGCCGATATCGATGACCTGACCAACAGGCAGGTAGCCATTGCGAATCGCCTGATAGCCAAAGCCAGTGGCGAGGAGGTTGATCGTTTTCGATTCGGATTCTTCTTTGGCGCACTGGGCGATCAACGCAGTCCCGTCCCCGAACAGGGTCCGGGTGAGCTGCTTGCGCATATCGCTGAGCTTGCCTTCGACTTCCATGTCGAGCCAGCGCATGATCGACTTAGCCGCGTCTTTGGTGCGCTCGATTGCGGCCGTATCCATTTCGATCTGGCCCCACTGGCGCTTGTATTCCCATTTGGCCCGCGTGACCTGCTGCGGAGCGGCTTCGTTCAGCGCCGAGCTACCCGTTTTGGGTACCCACGTGATACCGCCGCCACGTCCGGTCTGGACGGGGGTCAGGGCTTCTAGGCCGATCTGGATTTCAGGTTTCAGCTTTAAGATCTGTTCCAGCATCGGGTCTTTCGAATAGAACTGCTTCTCGAAGTTCTCCTGAGTCCAGACCTGCTTCGCTCCGGATTCGGCGACTTCGAATGTCGAGACTGACATTACAAAGGCTCCTTCTTAGATTCGGGAGCTACTCAAGCGACGGAGCCGCTTCTTCGGCGATTTCGTCATAGAGCTTGAATCGCTCCTCTTGGTTCGTAGGATCAATCGCTTTGCGCGCAGGTGCCCCTTGACTTATCCGCCGTCCCGACTTCTTGGATTTGATCCAGTTCTCACGGTTGTCCTCGGCAAGCTCTCGCATTGCCTCCCCGATCTCAGGGATCGCTTCAGGGCCGTGGACTTCGGCATATGCCTGAATCGCTTTGAGCGTCTTGCCTTTGAACTCAAAGCCATCACCCCAGGACTTCTCAAGAGATTCGATGCCCTCGGCGATTTGATCCATCGCCTCGACGCTCTGCTGCTCCTGAACGAATTCCTGCTGTTGCTGGGTGAGGTTGCCTTCGACTGCCTCCAGACGGGCACGTAGCTCGTCCTCGGGGTCTAGGTATTCCTCTGGCTCGCCGTCCTCGAATTCATAGCCGAACTCCTGCTGGAGCCAGACATCTCGGGCTGCGGGGTCATTCTGGATTGCCGTGAGGAAATCACGGTATTCCTGCGCCTCTTGGCGTTCCTGCGCGACTCCCTGAACCTTCTGAGTCCAACCTTTGCGTAGCTCGTTGTATTGATTCTCGAACCACTCGCGGTCGGCATCCTCGGGGATGTCTTTTGCAGGATCGAAGTCCGTAAAGGACTCCTGAGCCTCTGTCGCTTGTCCGGTATCCGGGGCGTCATCGGTCTCGACGGCTTGTCCTAGATCAGGGGCCTCTGTTGCTTCGTCTGACATCTACTGCCTTTCATGGAGCGGGGGCCGTAGCCTTGTCCGCTGATTGAACGGGGCCTCAAGGAGGCTTGTCCGTTTGGTAAGTTTTCAGGGATGAAGCTCAAAGAGACCACGCATTACGAGGGCTCTGAGCAGGTCTATCCCTGTCGTTGCGGCGAGACCCATCGAGGCGACTACGCGCTCTACGAATTCGGTCACCACGAATGCTTCCATAATGCGCCGCTGCTCGACATGGGCACGTCCGATGGAATCGAGGGCTACCTGGCGTGTCCCGATTGCGGGAAGACCTTCTCAGTCAAACCATAAACACAGCGGTTTCTTGCGAGGCTCTGGGGAGCGCTCTAAGCCCCGGAAGGTAGTTGGGCAGGCCCTTCCCCGGAATTGTTGCCAACAGCCGGGAGAGAAGGCGAGACCTTGCTTTGCGGCTTAGCTGCGTTGGCGCGGCCTAGATCCTCAGCCATGCTGGTCTGAAGTTCCTGTTCCCGCTGTGCTTCTCGCATTTCCAGGTCGCGTAGCGCTCCGAAGACCTGCATCGCCGCTTCTTGGGGCTGCTGGTCTA